CAAGTCAGCGGAGGGAGATCAGTAGCCGCTTCCTCTGGTGCTTCTGCTGGTGGCTGTTCTGCTGTTACCTCTTCTTCGGCTGATGCCTCTATTTCTTCTTGTTCTTCGATTTTTGTGCCAAATCGTCGCCAGTCTTCCAGAATTAATTTAAAATCTTTCACTTTTTAATTTCCTAAAACGCTATTCAAAGCGCGATTGATTCTGTCAGCCTTAGAAAAGATATGCTTTTCAATGCCCTCTTCTAAATTCATATAAGCACCCGTGGTGGATGGTTCGGAAACAAAATCAAAGCATATCAATTGGAAATCATCTTCGACTAGAGTTTTCCCGTTTGCTTCTGTAACAGATCCCATCCCTCGTGACGAAATACCCAGAGAAACACCAGAATTTACCAAAGATTTCAATACGTTTCCGGAGGGAGTATCCAAAATTTGCACTTTGCCCATAACATTATTACCATCCCACCAAGCTTTAGTAACAAGATGCGAAGCATTCTTTAAATTAATGACCGAATCGTCTGGATGATCTAATTCTCCCAAGGCACGACGATCATCTATCACTTTTTGATAATTTTTCATCTCTCTTTGGAGTGTCTTAAGAGGGTATATTCTTCCATTTCCGTTTTGGGATTCAGCTTCTTGAAGTTTCCCAGACAACATCATGCCCCCATTTTTAACAAACTTCTTCTCTTCCTCGGTGAGTAAATCTTGGCATATGCCGCCTTCACAAAGCTCATAATATTCTCTAAGAAGTTGTTTGGGCATAATATTTTTCCTTCATACATACGGGCGCTACCCGCGTGAACTAAGATCCACTACAACAACGTCGAACTGGCTGAAGCTTCCATTTTTTATTGTTTGTTGATAATTCTGTGTACATGTCCATATCTTATACCTTCGTCCTTTAATAACATATTAACAAAATATGAAGTCCCAGAACTAAGCCAACTTAAAATAAAAAAATTGGCGATGTTATAGTCAAATGTAAATAGTTCTGTGAACCCATTAATGCCGAACAAAAACGCACCAACCCAGAAGCCCACGCACATAGCGCAGTGGAAAAAGTGGTGTTTTGGCCTGATTTTATTAAAAAGAGAAGAAAAAACTAAAAGTTGTGTTAAGCCATAAGCAGTTAAAATAAAATATAAAAGATCCAATTATTCCTCCGTTAATAATATTCGTAGTAAAGGGCATAAGGAAGCATTCCGGGGCGAATGTGTCCTTTTGTTTCTTCTTGCGGAACCTCTCCAAGTTCGGTAGAATGTTTGGCGTCCGGATCAAGAAGCCAATCTTCTTCTTCATCAAAATAACTTTTAATGAAAGAGTAATATGGTTTTTCTTCTAACAAGAATTTGCCTATGTTATATAACACGCTTTGTACCGAATTAACACCTTCGATCTTTGATTCTAGAATGGCGGCCTCTAATGAATTATAAATATTACCCCCCTGTACAGAATCAAATTCAACAGTGCCTCTTCTGATTAAATAATTAAATAATCTATCCTGTGCATCATAAACATTTTTACTGGCTTTTTCTTTAGAAAAAGAAACAACCTTATTTTTTTCCGGCATAACAATAATGTCAATCTCGGGATGGTTAAAGATCATATAATTACCGTCTAAGCTTCTCCGCGCATTAAGAGTTATCCGACCTTGAATTGGTTTTGGCGCTTCTGCTTCGGCGGCGGCTACTGCCTCTTTCCCCACATTTATAGTAATTGCCATTAACTTTGTATCTCGCTAGCTAAATTTTGAATTTTAATAATCCTTCCTATCATAGAAGCAGAAATTGGAGTTTCTTTAAATGTTTCCATCAACTTCAACACTCCTTTACTTTTGCGCGTCATCACAGCATCATTTTTAATTTCTTCTGTTTTCAAACTTTTTTTAATAATATTCTTTAACCTGCCCAATTCTTCATTTAAAAATAATTTAAGCTCAATGCCGCTACTCTTAAAAGAAAAAATATATTTTTGTAATAATTCTTTTTGTTCGAGCAACATACTAGTGCCATATTTATCATTAAAATTTTCAACAAATTTTCTTACAACTAAATTGTCCACTTTTGGCAAATCATCATCATTTTTGTTTTCTTTGCCCGTGAGCCAGCCAACTATAGTATCCTCCAGAAGAACTCTTTTTTTTGGCAATAATTCATCATTAAAAATTTGATAAACAGTAGCAATATTTTTATAGTTGGGTATATAATTAGCAAAAACCTTTTTAGATAAATTTTTATTAATTTCATTAATTAAATTACTTTGTTCTATAAAGATGCTCTCTTTATTAATCTTTTTATACTGTGCTCGCGTCTCGTAAATTAATTTTTCTGCCAAATATGCTTTTAAATCTTGTCTCTCCAACAAAGGTTTACAAAGTTTCAACTCTTTTCCCAGAGTTTTATCTTTGCTGAAGCTTTCTTTAATGATAGAGATAACACGTTGCTTATATTGTTCATCCCTTCTTATGATAGATTTTGTGAGTTCCCGCACGAGCGTCTCAAATAAGAAAACTGTGTTTCTTTTTTTATTGTGCTTTAACTTCATCATCTTTTGACTCCAATTCTTTTATTAACCTTTTTACTTCAGAACTAATATTAAATAACTTTTTCTCTTCCTCTTTATAATTAGGTTCTTTTACTTCATAAATTCCTTTTGCTAGCTCAAAACCTTTATATATATTTCTTCTGTTGCCCCCTCCCATCTCAGCAGCATATTTACTTTTATGATTTTTCTTCCTATCTCCGGCTGGATTACGACTTACCACGGGCTTATACAACTTACCTTTAGACTTGTGTGTGGTACTAAGAGATCTGCCAAGATCATCTCTCTTTGCGGGAGGAGCAGCAAGCAACATTTCGTCTTCGCCTCCCTCCTCTTCACCGCCCAGTTCCTCTTCACCGCCCAGTTCCTCTTCACCGCCCAGGTCGCCGCCCAGGTCGCCGCCCAGGTCGCCGCCCAGGTCTCCTTCTCCGCCCAGTTCACCACCCATTTCTCCGCCTTCGGCGGTAATAGTTTCGGCAGCTTTTTCGAGAAGAGCTTCAAACTTTCTATCATGAAACATTTCCCTTTGAATGCGAACGAACTCTTCATCAGGAACATTAAAGACATTATGAGCGACCCAGCGCTTGCTGAAAAATCCTTCTGTGGCAGAACCAGCAATCTCAAATTTAGTTCTCCAGTGTTCTAATTCCTGCAACTCGGCAATCCTAGATGGATTATTTAATTTAAGCTTAAAAGAAATTAAATCTTCTTGCCTGAAGCCAAGTGTATATAAATGAATAATGCCCACCTTTTCTAACTCGGAAACCACAGATCTCTGAAGTCTTTGGATTGTTCTGGCAAAACGAATATCCTTTTGCGCCAATGTCGTTTTTTCTTCTGCTTCTTCGCCAGAAGTAAGATAGGCGGAAGGGATTTTAATAGCCGAGAATAATTTATCTCTCAAATATTTAACATCATCGATATCTCCAGTGTAAGTTCCACCTGGCAAATTTTCTATTTTAGAACTGACACCTCCGCGAACAGGAATAAAATAATCCTCCTCCACGCTCATAGGGTTATAGCGTAGATCAACTCTTCCAGTGCTAGGATCGACAACCTGATTTCGCTTCATTTGTGTCATAACCCTTTGCATATATTGTTCCACATCGTTGGGAGAGATATTTCCAACATCGATGTAAAATACACGACGCTCCGGCGATCTTACAATACGATAAGCCATCATAGCATCTTCTAGAAGGGTGAGTTGGCGCCAAATTCGTCGTGCGGCCTCCAACACAGAGCTACCATATGGGGCATATTTATCATTACCAAGAATTCTAAAATGAGCCACCTGCCAATTTTCGAAAGTTAACCCTCCCGAATTCCATTGATACTGAACATAATTCGGATTTGTCTCATCTTGTCCCTCTAGTCGTTCAACTTCTGGCGTTGGGAGGCCGACCACATTTGTAATTCCATGAGTATCATCAATGTCCAAATAGAGAAAATAATCTCCAAACTTACACATAGTGCGACACCAGCCAAATAAATTATAATCTACATTTAAAACGTTATGATAAAGCGATTCTAGAACCGCCTTAATCTCATCATTGGGGCACTCTATATTAAGTAATGGCTGTAAATCTGAAGAAGTAGTCATTTCATCAGCATAGATATCTAATGCAGAGTGTAGCTCTGGAGTATACTCCATCTGATCAAAGTCAGCATATCGTTCAGCGCGGCTGATTTGACCCATAAGAGAATTGGGTGTAAATCCACTTCCCATAAGCCCATAAGATTGTTTTTTGAATTGCAATCCGCTGGCTGACGTAAAATTATATTTGTTTAACTGTCGGCGCTTTAATCGTCTTGGAGTCTGGGCTCTAAAATTTACAATGGGTCCAGAAAATAATCTTGTTAAACGCTTAAATAATTCTGAACCCGCTTCTCTTGGATTTTTACTGTGGTCTACCATTTATCTACCCTTTATAAAGCCAACTAAATTCGTTGTGTTCAGCCATTTTATCATCTTTTCTTATTTCTTTATAGCCCGTCATACCAGGAATTGCTGTGTTTATAGTGGTTGTAGTAGTTGTCATCGCGTTTAAAAATGCCTTATTATATTCCATGGCCCTTTTATTTGTTGTAAGAGCAGTATCTTTTACCCAACACGCTATAGCTAAACTT